GCACGGCGGGCAGACGGTCGGCAGGTCGGCGGCCAGCTCCTGCAGTCGGCAGGACGGCCAGCCATCCGCCAGCGCCGCCAGTCGGGCAGGCGCAGGAGATACAAAACGCGCAGGCCCGCGCAGGAATACCATGCCGCGCAGGCGCACAGGCGCAGCGCGGCGCAAGCCATCCACCGCCAGAACGGTCAGCCATCCACCGGCGCCGCCAGCCAGCAGGCCGCAGGAGATACCAAACGCCCGCGCCCGCGAAGATACCACGACGCGCAGGCCCGCGCGAAATTCTAAACGCGCCCGCGCGAGGTACTGGCGGCGCGGCAGTCGTCCTTTGCGGGTTCGGAAGCCCAAAATTTTTTTAGGTAAGGGGTCAAAAAATCGCTTCCGGGGAGCCGGGGCGGGAAAAGTTGGCGGGGTCAAAAATGCGACAGAGGAAGAAAACGGGGCGGTTTTGGGCAAAAAAGAAGCCGCCTATGCGGCGGCTGATGACGAGAAAGGCGGGCGGCTGTATATATGGAACGGGCGGGCGCTCGCGTATGCGCGAGGGGATGCGGGCTGCGCAGAGGTCGGCGGCGGTGGAGCATCTGGCGGCGGGTATCATTTTCGTGGCATCACGAAAATGGTCAGAGGGAGAGCGGGACGACGATGCCGCGCCGGGAAATAGAAAAGCGGAACTGCCTACAGTCTGTTGGCAGCTCCGCTATTATTCTTTCTGTTCCAAATCGCCGGTGAGCCATTCAAGGGAAACGCCGAGGACGCGGGCGAAGATGGCAAGCTCATAGTCGGTCACGAAGCGGTCGCCGGTCTCGATGCGGCTGATGGCCTCCCTGCCCAGACCAACACCGCAGACCTGCATCTTGGCGGCAAGGGCATCTTGGGAAAGGCGCTGGGCCGTCCGTGCCTGATGTATTCGGTCACCGGAGATATTTGCCCGCCCGGAGTAATCATATATTTTCATAAGCCGTCCCTCCTATTCTGCTTGACAATACCATTTTTTACGGATAATCTTGTAATAAAGATTTACAAAATATAAGAAAGCAGAGAAAAAAGACGAAAAGATTTACAATATGCCGAGGCGGAGAACACAGTGGAGAGGGATAATGTGCAGAGGAGGGTCGGCGTATCATGGGAGTGTTGCGGGAATTGGCAAGGGCGTTCCGGGACGGATTTAACAGCGGCGCAGGGAAAGCCAAGGAAGGACAAAAAGCAGATGTCGAATATGAAACTCCTGCGGAGGGATACCGCCAAAAAGATATGACGGTCGAGCAGGAATGGCTATATCCGGCAGGGCTACCTACATTCGAGACGCTGGAGGGCGCGGGACACGCTGACCCACGCGGGCTTGTATACGCAATACTCTGGTTTAACACGGAGCGGAAAAGGCCGTTTTCGGACGAGAATATTTCCTATCTGGACTTTGGGAAAAAGAGTACGGCTTATTCAGCACTGCGGAAAGGCGGGATGATCGCACCGCTGGAGCCTTGCGAGGAGATGGCAGAGCTTTATACGCGGGAGGAAATGGAGGAGATTGCCAAAGAGCGAGACATTTCAAAAAGCGGAAACAAACGCGCACTCGCCAAAAAGTTGCTTGATGGCGGCGTTAAAATCGACCGAAGGAAGCACAAAGGGCATTTGTTCCGACTTACAGAAAAAGGAAAGGCTGCCATCTTGGAGTACCGCTCGGACGAGGAGACGGCAATACACCGCGCCGCAATGTCTCTCAAAAATCTAAACTATGACGGGGCTGTTGCAGCCTACAGAGAGTTTGATAAAAAATGGGGCTTTGCGCATACTTCGGGAAAGAAACATACCATTTTCGCACATTACGATATTCCTCGCTGCAAGTTCAGGTTCATAGAGACATATCCAATGTGGGAACTGGAGAACACAAGAAATTTCAAGGACACGCTGCGGGCCTGCCTGATTGCGGGATTGATGCGAGGATGTGAAGATAGGCTGGCATTGAGGCACGATGTGGAAAGCCTGTGCTGCGAAACGATAAGATGCCCCGAATTGACAGGGCTTTTTGATTATGAAAAAGAAGTCATGTGGGAGATGCAGGAGCAGGTCAACCACGATGCGGGGAGCGCACTTGAATACTACATATCGCACGTCCTCTATTTGAGCAGGAAAGAGGTTAGAGAATATTAAAGCGGACGGTTTGAAAAAAATTTTTCGGGATTAGCAACTTCCGCAGGTTTTTCGTGATAATATCATAGCGTGGAATAAAGCCCGTGGCGGAAACGCTGCGGGCTTTGCCATAGGCGCATCCTGCGCCGGTCGAAG